CGGAAAACCCGCGGTGCCTCCTTAGAGAGGGAAGCAGAACTAGCAAAGAACGATGGCCCCATAATAATGAGCCAAGGGACTTTCGATCGTGGTTTAGGAATGGCGTAGCGGACTGGAGCATCAGAAAGACGATGAGCAACACGACTCCTCTTGTGGCGGATCACACGTCCAAGCCCTTCTGCGGCCGACACGCCAGAATCAGCTATTTCTTTAAACTCAATATCAGCAGTGGACAACTCGACATCATAGGTCTGCTCTGCGAACACGAAACCTTCATTAGAAAAGAAGGACTTCTTTATGTTCGGGAGACCTCCATCGAGTTTGATCCCTGCTTCATAGCTGCTGGCAACCTCAGGCGTAGTATTAACCGCCATGTCGTCGCCGCGGAAGACGGCTTGGAGTGGAGCACCATTATTGGCAAGGTACAAGCACGCGCGATTATACAAATTCAAAATAATCCATGTAAGGGGCATGCCCATAGGGATGCCCCGAGCGCTTTTAATGTGCTTCTTACTTGTTGGATAAATAATCTCCGCCTTGCCCAATACGTGACGTGCGAGCCTATCTGCAAAACCATCACGGGGATACTTGGCATACTGCCGAATTTCTTCCCAGATGGCGCCTGCGACATCATGCTGAATCAAATCAGATGCGCGGGTCAAATCCGCAGAGTACCAGCCAGGATAGCGTCCCAGCAACCGCGATATAGCAACTTTCCCGGGATAGATCTCATTCTTATCCCAGGAGGCTGGGTCCCATACCTGGTCAAGGTCAATAGACTCGTCACTCTCTACAATTGGCCACAGGGCCCGTCGAAGTGCCGAAGCACAAAACACGACGGCAGCTTTACCCTTTGTGGCCACGCGGCACTTACCACCGGCTTCAGGGACGGTGACAGCCTCGAGCTTCATAAAACCTTTTATTTCAAGCTCGGCGTCATCAATTGCCTGTTGAACAACAAGTTCTTCGTCCAAAGCCCGACTCCCAGTGCTTACAATAATTTCAGTTTCACCGGGAGGTCCATAAAGCATCTCGTGATATTCACGGATGCGGCCTTGTGCTGCTTTGTAGAGCTGTGCACCACCACCACCCTTGGATCGGGCAAGCTCAATTGTAGCCCCCTTTGTGAACGCACCAATACCACTTTCTACTGGTGGTTCTCGATCCTGGAGGAGCCGACGGACTGCTTTGGCAATCTGTGCGACGCGCCGTTGACGCAAATCAATTTGTTTACTACGAGGGACCTGATTAGAATATCCTTTAGATCTATAATCTTGGCGGTGTTGAGCCAAAGCTTGCTCCATAACACGCGCCTCAGGTCCTGGTCCGGCACGCCCCCACCTAGCCAGGCGGGCAAAAGCAGTCTTAACACAGAGTGGAATGCTAGTAAGGTGAGGAAGGACTTGGAGCGAGCCAGCAACATTGGAAAGGCTCAAAAGAAGCTCCAAGAGGTAATTGCGATGACCAAAACGGCGTTTATCGCCTACAGCAATGTATCGAGCATAAAGAGCTACAGCTTTAATTTGCTCCTGGATAAAGGCAAGGCCAGAATAAACGGCCGAACGAATTATGTATGCCCGTATCCGCTCGATCACGCGTATGTCATGCAAATCCTTATCAAATGCCATTCGGAATTTCCCTCCAATCTGGGAATAAGTAAGTCGAAAAGTCCTCCAAAGCATTTGAGCTCCCTTACACCTGTCTCGAAGGAGATCTCGATTAGCATATATTTCGTGAGATTTCTTCCTCCAAACGAGACGATCACTTCTTCCTGGGGAACCGGCAAATTTCTTAAAATATACATTTTCCACGCCGGCATTTTGCATTCCCTTGAGGAGTGCAACGTCAGTGGACGAGCCACCGAAGTATGCTTTCCCCACAAGGAAACGCTCGGAGGGCCAACCCACGACGCCCCAAACAACGTGAGGTACAAGATATACGCCCTGAGGACGATCCATCCTTTTCCAAATAAGCTTGCCTTTTCTTTGAAGACGGTTACTAACTCGAGTCCCTACTTGGTCGTGCTTGGAGACCACTGGGCCCTTTTTCTGCAGTGCAGTCCTTCTCAAAGGTCTGCCCCGGAGATGGGCTTTCGTGATCTCTTCCGCATCAAGGAGAGCATCGTAGTAACCTGTCGACAAGCCCCGATGGGCCCTACTGGCAGTAACCTGTTGTGCAACCGGAGCAGGTGGAGGGACACCACGCGCATAGCGTGCGGTGATATCCTTCCGCCAAGCCTCGACCCACAACGGGTTACCCCATTGAGGTTCATCGGGATTAAAGACAAACGAATTTGGGGATGGTACGTCAGCTTGACGTAGATCTTGCATCACGTGTCTGTAGCGCTGAGTCG